GTATCGGGGCCTTTAAAAACTAAAATACAATTTGCTTTTTTTGCAGCTTTTACTGATTTTTCAATTTTATTTTTAACATTTTTAAGATCTGGAAAAATTCTATTAAACTCTCCTTCGTGCGGAGTGATAATTTTATTTTTATCTAAAATTAAAAATAATTCCTTTGGATTTTTAGCAAATGAAGTTATTGCATCGGCATCTATAACTACATTACTAACAAATTTAGATATCAGTTTAGTATTATCTATGGTTTCTTGATTAACTCCAGCGCCTGGCCCTATAAGAAAAGAAGTTATTGGTGAGTGATTTAGAAGTTTTTTAAGCTCTTCTTTAGTTTTCTACATAAGATGTTCCATTGATTTGTGATGCCTTACGGAACTCCTGTGCATGACCTGTAGCAAATGTTTGGACTTGACCACCTTCTAAGTGAACACCTGCATAAGCCTTAACAATACATTGTTCATCATCAATCTTAACTATTTCAGTAGTAAGAAAGTAAGTAGGGAATTGTTCTCTGAATTCCTGAACTCGCAATGCTACTGTTTTATAGTTCTTGCCTTTAATATTAACTACACCTTGTTTAGTCATGCTTCTCTCCTGTTGTTGTAATTGTTGCTGGTGCTGTTCCATTTGCACCTGGTCGTAATGTTGTTGTTGTGACATTTGCTCTCTCCCATTTGTCGTTATCTAATTTAAGTTCGTCATTCAATCGTTTAAGAATATCTGCTATCTGTTCTAAACCATTCGCCATATTATATACCCCCAAAAGATAAAAAGGAATAGCCATAAGTATTTATTCATATTGCACCTGCAAACTTACCCATTAAATAAATACAGAAGGCTACGTAACACCAGAAAGCTATTGCAGTAATAATCATAGTTTGAATTTTCATATTATCTCCCATATCCAAAGGCTGTTTCATATTTAGGCTGACCATCCCAAAGGTAAGCATTTGAAAAGCTAGTAATTTTAACACTATTTTGCTTGCCATTTGCAACTTTTAACATTGGCTCACCTTTTTCTTCACCAGCTACCATATAATCAGCACCAGTACTTTGCTTAGCTACAACACCTGTCATAGGAACAATTTTAATTCTATTGCTACCTACAACTTCTTTTACTTTGTAAAAGTCTACTTGAGTTTGGTCATAACCCCAACTGCAATAAAGAATGTCACCTTCTTTTAACCCGGTAGGAGCAAGTCTTTCTGCTTTGTATTTTGCAACTTCCGCAGCTCTAGCAATTCTGTTATTAACAGTCTTAGCAACTTGAGCCAACATAGCTTCTTTACTTCTAAACAAGTAGTACCAAGTAGCATTGACAGCCTTGCCAGCAAAACAAATGGCAGAGAACTTACCGTTATCATTGTTTGTGTAAACCACTACGTCTGCTGCGTTTTCTATAGCTAGTGGAACATAACCTGCTGGAATGTATCTTTCTTTTTTAGCAACCATTTTTTCTCTCCTTGTTATTTAATTACTATATACACAGTATATACACTTTAAAAACGAATACAATACTTTTTACAACTATTTTTATTTAATTAAACCTCTAGCTATTGTTGCTTCTGGAACGCTGTAATCTGTCACAGTTTGACCTAAAAATATATGAGTTGCACAATATTGTGTTTTAACTAGCTCATTTTGTTTGTTATAGGTCTTAAAAATATCTATTACAGTACATTCATTAGGAAACTTACCTCCAGTCATAAATTTAGTGCCTATTGGATATTCCATTATGCAACCTCACTTTCTGCCCAGGTATTGCCATTTGCTATAGACTTAACACCAATACCTCCAGTAAGTGCGTATTGCTTAAATGGCTCTGGTTTGTCGTTTGGGTCACCTTTAAGTACTATTTTTGCAGCTTCTAGTCTTAAATTCTCTGCTGGAGTGTTTAAGAATTGCATAGTTGATAAAGCTACAACCATATTTTTTAATGCAAAAGTAGGCTGGCTTCCTACTAATTTTTTAGCTTCTGCGTAGTTCATACTACCTCCTCTTCTTCTTTTGTATAACTGTTAATAATTTGTTCTCCTGTTGAGTTGTCAAGATAAACAACCCAATCTCCTATAGTTACATAAACACAACCATTATTTTCTCCATTACCTTGTCTTACGTCAATATTTACTTTCATAATATTCCCCTTATTTAACAGTTGGTAATTCGTTAAAAATAAACTCTTTAATCAAATAACATAATTCTTCTTGCTCATCTAAATCCATATTAGGATTTTCTTTGTATACCTTTGCACATTCATTCTTAGCCATTTCTGTTTTTTCAGTCATTGTATAACTTTTCATTTTTTTCTCCTTATTGATAATATAAAGCAACAACTACATTATTTTTGTCAGGATATGATACATCCCAAAAATCATCACCATTATCTACACCAAGTTGATTAAACTTTTTAATGCCTTTCAAAAAACCTGTTAAATCGTCAGGATTGTTAACATCAAACCATTTACCTGAGCAACCACAAAAGCATTTATTAGCTTTACCTACGTATACTTTTTTAACTGTTTTCATTTTTTCTCTCCTTGTTAATTAATTACCACAACAGAACTATATCACGTACAAAAAAATATACAATAGCTATATAACAAATATATACAAATAATTTTGAATAAATATCTTGCAAATGAAAATTAGCTGTGATAATGTTTTTTGAAGCATTTTAACCACAGGAGAAGAACCATGAAAGTCCGCAATTGGAGCAAGTTTCAGCATTTTAAGAACAAATCGTCTATGATTTGGTTTAAGGTTTATGGCAGGGATATTATCAATGACCCTGACTGGCATGAGCTTAATTCTGACCAAAAATCAACCCTATTTGAATTATGGTGTTTAGCATCTGAACGTAATGGAGAGCTTCCAGACTTAAGAAAAGTATGCTTTAGGTTACACAAAGAACCAGAGTATATTACCTCTATGTTAAATAGCCTTAAGGATTGGTTTGACGGTGACATAGCTGGAATTATACACAAGGAATATAAGGAATATGCTAGAGAGGAGAAGATAGAAGATGATATGAGAAAAGAAAAGAAGATATTAGAAGAGAAGATAACTTTTATTAAGGCTTTATCATGAATATAAATGACTTCCTAAGTTACTTTGAAAAGTCTTATAGGTCTGGTAAAGATGAATACCAATGTTTATGTCCAGCCCACCAGGATAAAACCGCATCTTTAAGTATTAAAAATTTACCAGATGAAAGAATTTTAATCCATTGCTTTGCAGGTTGTGCTGCTAATGATATATTGGAAGCTGTAGGTTTAACATTTGACGATATTGTTCCAAAGCGTTTAGGTGATTTTAAACCTGTTTCAAAACCTTTTAATCCTTATGCTGTTTTAAAAGCTATTTCAAATGAAACATTACTTGTAGCATTAGCTGGATTAGAAGTTGCTAACGGAAAAACCTTACCACAAGAAGATAAGGATAGATTAATGATAGCTGTAAACAGACTGAGAGAGGCTTACCAAATATGTCATTAGATGAAAAAGTAGAGAACTTAATAGTAAATGAGGATAAAATAAAGAATTATTTTTTTAGGAGAGAAAGTGATGAGTACCGTAAAATTAAGAGTCCAGATACTTTTATTGAGTCTACTATTGGATATTTTTCTGGTGAAATACAAAGTGGTGCGTATCTTCCGTTTGATAAAGCAGAAAATTTCAGACTTCGTTTAGGGGAAACTACAACCTGGTCTGGCTATAGCGGTCATGGCAAAAGCATGTTATTGAGCTACGTAACGCTTAAGCTAATTGAGAACTATAAAGTTATGATATGTTCTTTTGAGATGAGTTGTAGGAGTACACTAGCACGCTATATCCGTCAATCTGTAGGTACTAACGAACCCACAGAGACAGCGATAACTCAGTTTTGCAATGATGCAACTGGAAAATTATTTTTGTACGACCAGTTAGGCAGCACAAATCCTACAGCAGTGTTATCTGTTATATATTACGGTGCAGAGCAACTCGGCATACAGCATTTCGTGGTAGACAGTTTAATGAAGTGTTCTATTAATGAAGATGATTATAATGGGCAGAAGAAATTTGTTGACCAGCTTTGTATAGCTGCACGAGACTTAAATGTCCACATTCACCTAATCGCACATAGCAGAAAAACAATAGACGAGACCACTCACACGCCTAGTAAGTTTGATGTGGCAGGTTCTGCAACCATTACAAATTTAGTGGACAATTGTGTTAGTATTTACAGAAACAAGAAAAAAGAAAAAGATATATTGGAAGGTAAACTAACTGAAGAAGATGCCAGGATAGTTCCAGATGGATTTATGGCTGTAAATAAGCAAAGGCATTTTGAATGGGAAGGTTCTGTTCCTTTATGGTTTCATTCTAAATCTTTACGTTATAGTGATAGACCATGACCATAAATGAATTCATCAAAGAATGCAAAAAAGTATTCGGTGATGATATAGAATACAAAGCAACTTCTAAAGACGGACAAGTATTTAAAACGAAAGGATGGAGAGATGATAAAGTGGTCGCTAACGAAAGACAACTTACCAATGCTGTACGAGA